CCTAGTGGCTGACCGGGGGGGAGGGTATGCCGCCTTGCTGGAATCGACCCCTGGCGCTATGTGCGAGACCATCGTGCTTTCTGCGTAATACACCACCCCTGTACCCCCGTTGCAATTCCATACGACCATTTGGATTTGTTACAAGGCCCTATCTACCTACAATGCCTACTGTCCGTTGCAGTTCTCCTCTAGCCTGGCCCTGGCAAAGTCGAGGATGCTCTGTGGTTCTGCTGGCCTCGCCTTCAACCAGATCTCAAGGTCATGCCTGAGCATTGCCTCTGTCATTTCACACATTGCAATCATTTCAAATCCTTTTAAATCTAAATCATTTATTAACTTTTCTTTCAAAAACACATTCCTATACACTTCTTGGACTATGCCCTCGCAGTTGTTATGCGTTACCAGAACATTCCCAGAGGCTTTCTTTATCACTTCTAAGGCCTCAGCCTTAACTGGTAATTTAATCGTCTTACGAGCCGTTCTAGTGGCTTTTAGCGGTACTGTACTCATGCTTTGTTGCTCCTCTTCTATCATCTGTGGACTTCTGCTCTCATCGGACACCATCGCCATCGCGTCATCTGTGCCGATATCTTCATTGAATATCACTCTCGTAGTACTGGTGTGGCTATTCTTGCCTCCTTGCACAATCGTTTTTATATAATTATTTTTTCTTAATGCTATGAGTTGGCGTGTGATTGCTGGCCGACTAACGCCGAGGTCTCTGGCCAACCTATCTTGTCCGACCCAAGTAATTCCAGCCCTGTTGCAGTAACTACACAACAAACCCAATACTCTGATGGCTCCGTTGTCCAGGCTCCTATCCTTGAGCGCTCGCAATGGCATCACCGCGATTTGCCTCTGATCTGGTGGTGCTGGCTTTATCTTTACTTTGGGTTGTTTAGGCAGTTTGAAACCGCTAGGTTGAGAACTTGCGCCGTTAGGCGGGATTAAGAAGTTTGGTTTATCCCCGTTTAAAACCTTCATAGAATCTCACCCGCTATAAAAAGGGGTTCAATCACTTTCGTGATGTATCGATCGTTTATCGCCGTGTCTAGGATCTTCTCCCTCAGAGTGCTAGGCCCGATCTCTTCGATGGTCATCCCCCCTGATTCGACTGCGTTTATCTTGGTCTGGTGATACTCCATTCCAAAGGGCTGGGTTATGGCCCCGTTGCCACAGTCTAAACCCATATCTATAGAAAAGTAAATAGGGTTCATACCAGGCTAGGCGGCAATTGAAAATGCGGTATCTCATTAGTCCACCAGCTATAGCCGCACTCCTTGCAGACTCTACGCCTACAGAGCCAGTTGTTGGTATCGTGGTGCCTGGTCTCAGCCACCTTGATGTCTTGGCTATCGCAATGCTCGTTAACGCAAATCATTCTTTGTTCTCTCGGTTGTATATCTCTAGCATGGCATTTCTGAGTGCGTCATAGCCAGCGTGGCCACGCACCTCTGCCACTTTCGCGAGGTGCAACTGCCTGGTCTTTCGAGTTCTAAATCTCTTGAGTACTGTTTTAGCCTCAGCATACAAGCGGTACTCTTCCGAGTAGTTTCCGACTGTCTGGCCATCAGGCAGATGAAGTAGCCGCCTTCCTGGGTGAAATTCACCACAAGCGAAACATCTAAGTCGGGAGTCATCTACTTCTTTTCCCTGGCCTGTTTCCGCTCCCAGCAATCCTTGCACATCCACCGCTTTTGTCTTTTGTTTGCGCTTATTATCCATGCACCATTTCTAAAGTCTTTGCCGAACTGACAGTTACTGCACCAGCGTTTGCCGGTGATTGAACTCTCAGCCTGTACGGCCTTGGTATATACATCATTCTCGTGGCTCATTGCTCACCCTCTACCCATATCATTACTCTTGCCTGGCCGCCGCTGACTGTGCCTGTGCCGCGATAGATGTTGATCTGGTCTATCTGCTCATCATCATCAAACACGCCAGCGTCCTGGAGGCTATCTAGTAAGGCCTTAACCCGGTTGTCTATGTCGTACTTACGCTTATCCTTAGGCCACAACACAATCTCAAGCTGGAGTCTGGCCGCGCCCAGCTTAGGTGTATTGCTCTGGCTTATGTACTCAGCTACGGCCTTCTTATAATCGCGCCCTTGCTTGCTCATGTATGTGGCATGAGCGCCGCGCCTGTAGTAGGTGTTGACGCTCGGTGGGAATGGTAGGTTAAGGATAATCAAGATAGCATCTGGGTTAGACGCTGGCCTAGATCTCCTTGCTTACCAAGAGATGCCCTCAACTCCTCATTGATAATGCTGGCAATGGTTTTCTTACGCTCCTGGGCGGTCTGTTCTAACAATGTTCTAACATCTGGGCGCAATCGCACTAGGAATGGTTTTAGTTCTGACATCTTTTCTCCTGTTTGTGGGTCGGATAGCACAGTCTTTTTAGACTTTCGTCTGCGAGTACTCGTGCTGAATAGTGTCAGTACTATCCGATATCTGTGAGCATACAGGATCACTACATATAGCGCAATAACTAGGGAAAACACCTACGAATTAATCAAAAATAAGTGTTGTAAAACTACATTTAGTCCTTGACGGGCATTCTGACTGTGGTAAAGTCTCATCTAAGCGATATCGCTTTTAACCACCCAGATAGAGGAGTTAACAACATGAATTTAGAAATCAGAAAATTAGATACAGGCTACTTTGTAGCGTTTGTAGATGGCGTAGAAACAGATTACGGCATCCAGATTACTAGCCATCCAAGCGGCACACGCAACAAGTCCACATACAAAGTAATGCGCGGCTCTGTTGAGATTAGCCCAAAGCCAACTCATATGTTTTGCATCCAGATGAATTTGCATAAAGCAAAAGCATTTTTGACTAAGGCTATTCAAAAGGAGATTGCATAATGCGCTTAAAAGGACAAGGCCGCAAAGAGTACATCGTTATTCGTCAAGAGTTCGATGTACGCCCCTGGAATGGCCAACCAGACGAACAAGTAGTTAGCTTGCCAATGACAGAAAAGCGTGCAGTTGAGGCCGTATTGCATTACGAGCGCCTTGGCTATTTCAAAGTTGATTATCAGAAAGTGAGCAAATAATGTTTGTTGCCTACTACCGCGTATCAACTCAGCGCCAGGGCCAATCAGGCCTTGGCCTTGAGGCCCAGCAATCAGCAGTAGCACAGTACTGCGCTGGCAAAGAAATCATTGCAGAGTTCACAGAGATCGAGTCAGGCCGCAAGACAGATCGCCCACAACTTATCGCCGCTTTGGCGTTAGCTAAAAAGAACAAGGCCATTCTGGTCATTGCAAAGCTAGATCGCTTGGCCCGTAATGTTCACTTCATCTCTGGTCTTTTAGAGTCTGGTGTGCAGTTCATTGCAGTCGATATGCCAGAGGCTGACCGCACATTCCTACAGATGGCCGCGGTGTTTGCTGAGTGGGAGGCACGGAAGATATCTGAGCGTACTAAGAGCGCTCTACAGGCCGCCAAAGTACGCGGTACTGTCTTGGGTAGCCCAACACCAGAAGTCGGCTCTAAGCGCGGTATAGAGGTCATACAGGCCAAAGCTAACGCATATGCATTCAAGGTAGCGCCATCACTTCAAAGTATTGTCGCTCAAGTTGGTTCCAACTTGCGTGATGTGGCCGCGGAGTTGCAGTTACGCGGCATTAAAACCGCCAGGGGTAATGATGCCTGGCACCCAGCCCAAGTAGCACAACTTTTAAGGAGAGTAAACCATGCAGTCGCTTAATCAACACAACAAATCATCCAAGGACTTGTACAAGTCTGAGGACTCAATCGCAGACAGAGTTATTGGCGCGACCGCGTTCATTGCTTTTGTCCTTATTGTAGTTTTTGCCTAAAGGAGTAGTCAGTATGAATTTAGAAGATATAGAGTCACCTTACATTCCAGCCGCCAAGACCAACATCATGCGTACGCTAAAGCGTACTGGATGGGTGCCACCATCGGAGAACAAAGAGTATCAAAAAAAATGGGAATACTACAGATCAATTGCTTTTAGAAACGAAAGGAAAATGAAGTGAACACACAACTAGAACAAGTAATGAGCCACCTAAAATCCCGTAAACGCACAGGCATCACTAGCTGGTATGCCATCGAGTCTTACGGCATCACGCGCCTAGCGCACTACATACATCAACTGCGTACCAGGGGATGGCAGATTGATGATGAATACGAACACGATCCTGATAGACCTAATCACAAATGGAAACGCTACTGGCTTACTAAAGCGCCGTCTATGGCCGCAATGAAGAGGGCAAAATGATGGACTATTCTGAATACCTACTACGCATTAATCGCTTAATGCAAGAGACTCATAAGGCCGCACAGGCCAATAACTATGAGATCGCAAGCGATATGTCAGCGGAGGTAGCTCGTTACGCTATCAGTCTTGCCGCATACTTTGAATCAAAAACACCTACGGAGATCTAACATGGTTGGGAAAGTCACACCAAACGATATGCTATCTGCAAGCCGCCTACCAGCGGTCTGTGGGATGAGCGTATACCGCTCACCTAATGATGAGTTGCTCTCATCTATCGATGCCATCAATGGTATATCACCGCCTGATATATCAAATGAGGCTATGGGATGGGGCAATAAGATGGAGCCTACTATCTTGCTTGAGGCCGCTAACAGGCTGAACTGTAAGGATCTGGAGATCGATTACCAGACGGCATTCTTTCACGATAAATGGCCCCTGTCTTGTTCATTAGATGGCACCGCATACGGCAAGGGTCAGGTCATCGTCAGCGATCCAGACAATGGCATCTATGTGGTTGGCAAGGACTCGATCACGCTCGATGGTATGGGCGTGTTAGAGGCCAAGCTAACCTCGATGCCAGCGGAAGATGTATTGCCTCTGTATCGTGGGCCTATACAGTTGCAAGCGCAGATGTCAATTATGAAAGCTGGCTGGGGCGCGGTATGCACTCTCTACCAGGGTACGCAGTTGCGGATCTTCCTATTTGAGCCACATCTTCCTACATTGCGATTGATCCAGGAGACTAGCAAGACATTCCAGGACAAGCTAGACCGCTATAAGAACACCGGCGAGATTGATTACTATCCACCGATTAATCCAAAGGATGCGGCCAGGACTTGGGCTAGTGGATCAGATGATGAGCCTGTAGTACTTGATACTTATGCTGAAGAGTTAACTAAGTTACTTATAGAAAATAAACAAAAAATTACAAAAGCAGAAGAGGAAAACTCCAAAATACAAACAGAGATTATGGGAATGCTTAAGAACCGCACCGCTGGCATTGCTGGTGACTATCGGATCTCATGGCCTACCCGTACATATAAAGCCCAGCCAAGCAAGATTACACCGGCAAAAGAGGCTTACACAATTCGTCAATCCACTCTCACGATAAAGGAATCAAAATGAGTTTAGTAAAACACCAGGGCTTTGCCCCACAAACCATGACAGAGGCTATCGAGTTCAGTTCAATGCTCTCTAGATCGCAGATGGTACCTAAGAACTACCAGAACAAGCCAGAGGATATCCTTGTGGCCGTCCAATGGGGTTACGAGATCGGTCTCGCGCCCCTACAGGCTTTGCAGAATATCTCTGTAATCAATGGCAAGCCATCGGTATATGGTGATGCGGCAATGGCATTAGTACAGGCCAGCCCAGTTTGCGAGGATGTGCAAGAGACTATAGAGGGTGACGGCACCAGTAATCCTGTGGCTATCTGCCGGGTTAAACGCAAGGGCCGCTCTGAGGTGGTGTCTAAGTACTCTGTTGAGGATGCCAAGCGCGCTGGTCTATGGGGTAAGCAAGGGCCTTGGTCTCAATATCCCAAGAGAATGCTCCAGATGCGCGCCAGAGGCTTTGCTTTAAGAGATGCGTTCCCTGATGTCCTTAAAGGTTTAATCACCGCTGAGGAGGCTCAGGATATGCCTGTGGATGAGGTAATTAATAAGCCAATAAAGATTGCGTCTAACAATCCATTGGATGCTATCCCAGCGTTGTCAGTTTCAGAGCCAGAAGTTTTGGATATATCAGCTGATAAGTGTCTCCAAAATACAACAGTTGAAGAGATGCCTGTGCCACCTATGGAGGATGCTCCGCTACCCGTAGTTTCAAATGGTTATCCTAAGCCTGGTACCTACAAGCTAAACATTCCCGGCAAAGAGGCTATTGTTTGTGAGGGTATTGAGTCTTGGATGGAGTCTTATAACGATATGGCTGATAAGGTTGCCAGATCTAAACTATCTAAAGAGATTAAGGCCAGCAAAATAGGTGAGTTCAATACTCTGAATGCTGATGTCTTAGGGTTGTTGAGTGCAGTTCAAAAGGCTGGTATGACCGCACACAAGCAAAAGCGTAAGGCTATGTTGGACGCGTCTAGCTAAGGTACAGGGCGCGTTCATCATTGCGCCTTGATACCAATCCTTTAAGCACCTTGCCGCCAGCCTTAGTCCAATCTAGAAAGGCCTCGGCGGCACCTTCATAGTCACCTCGATTGTGTTTCATTCTGAGGCTAGAGCGTTGAAGATTACCTAACCCTACATTGAAAGCAAAGCTGGTGAGCGCACCAAGGCGGCCAGCAGTAAGGCCATCAGGGCATAGTCTGCGTACCCCGTTTTCAAAACTGACCAGATCTTTAGCAAGCATCTCATCTACTTCTCCCATTGATAAGGTTCTATCCCATCCATCAGGGATCGGCAACGCTTTGCGCTCTGCCAGCGGTACCCTAATATGTAATTGATCGATTACATGGCCAACGCCTACAGTCCATATTAACGCCGGGCATTGATATGGCTTAAGTCGCACACCTTCGTGATGCTTAATCATGTCAATGACACGCTTATCTAAACTCATTTTTTAAATGCTTGTGTACCGAACCAGAAAGATACAACTGATGCCCAGATAATCTGCGTCTCGTTATCCCATAACATATCAAGGGCAACAGTAAAGTCAACGCCAGTACGCCAGGCATACAGAAATCCAAATATCTCTACAAAAGCAAACAAGATAAATAAACCATAGGTAATAAAGCTACGAGTAAATGCACGAGCATTAATTACCCATTGTGCCGCGCCCTGGCCGATGGCTATGTCGTGTGCATATAAGGCCTCACGCTCTTTCTCTGCTGACTGTATGGCAATCTGCTCTGTATGGATCTCTTCTACCTTGGCCTGGGCAATGTATCCCTCTTTGAGCATCTGCAACTCACGCTCAGTCTGCATCTTAACGAGTTCTAGTTCATGTGCTTTGTCTGATTTATCTTGGAAAAAATCCATCAGCTTTGGTAGGCCACCAGCTAGGAATGAAACAAGAGTAGTGAGCAAGGTAAACATTATTTAATTCCCCAAGTTAAGTACCAGGCAATACATCCAGCCACAAAGAAACACCAGAACTGCAACCGCTTTACGGCCTTGACATCGTGCTGGTATTCCTCATTATTTTTGCGTTCCATATTCTCTATATCCAATTTAATTTTAAGTACTGATTCCCACTCTTTGGCTCCATGCTTTTTAACAAAGTCTATCTTTAGTTTTGCCTCTTCATCGGAGATCTGTTTCTTATGTCTCCAAGAATCAAGCGCTTTAATCAGCGCTCGCTCTTTCTTTAGGTCTGACTCACGCCTTGCCCGTATGCGCTCTTGCGCTTGTTTCTGGGCTACATCTAAGCCATCCTGTTGGATGTTCTCTATGCTTTTAGATAGCCCTTTGCTGGCCTCACGACTTGAGTCTAGACTACTGCTTAATAACTTTACGCTATCCGATAATCCGAATGGATCAGACACATCTTAGCCCACCTTGATGTGGCCTACGCCAGCAAGATAAGTTACCAGGCCGATAGCACCAACTCCAACTATCCAAAAGAATTTAGTAACGACTGACCTACCGACAGAGGTATAGACATTCTCGATAACTCTTTCAGTTACCTTCTCAACGATATCCTCGATCTCTTTCTCTGTCAGGTTTGCCATGATTACGCTTTCTTTCGTGCAGTTTTTTTAGCCACTACTTTCTTAGTTGCTGGTTTCTTTTTAGCAACAGTTGTAGTCGTTTTAGCAACAGGCGTTTCAGTAACCTCAACTTTAGGTTGAAAGCCAAACTTATCTAGTATCCAAGTAAATGTAAAGTTCATAATTTATCCTATCAAAGATTTAACTTCAGCTTGGGTTAATCCAAGTGCAGTTAGTTTAGCTAGTGCAGAAGCCTTTGTATTTGTTTCAGCAGTTTGTTTTGCAATAATTGCCGCTTTTTTAGCATCATCAACTGTAACAACACCATTGTTTAATACCCAAGCATCAAAATAAGTAAAGTCTGTAGGCAAAATAGAAGAATCAACAATAATTGCTTCTGCTGGACAATCTTTTGCTAACACTTCTTCAATAGATAATTCATCTGTTGGAAAACAAACTGAAACACCACTAATTGTATTTGTATAAATAATTACTTGAGCCATAATATTCTCTTTAACTAAATACAGCCACATTAACCCATAATGGATTATTGACTGATGTTGTTATTCTTAAAGTAGTTGTTGTTGGGTCTTGTCCACCTGCTGATGTTGAATAAATATAAGGAAGATTACCAGCACTTGTGCTACCATTACTAGACATTGCAACAGCACAATAATTTGCATTTGCAAAAGCTGTTGTAAAGTTAATTGTATAAATTGTACTTGCTGTGTATGTAACAGATGAAACATTATAAGAGCCACGAATAGCTTGTCCTGAGCCGTTATAACTTACCCATGCTTTACATAATTGACTTGTAGAACCAGTTAAACCGCCCTTAGTCTGTGTAGAACTATCGTTAAATGTAAGACCATCAGTCCCATCAATAATCATACTCATGCTTGCTCCTCAGCAGGAAGTGGTTGCATGGCTCGGTCAAGCGACCATCCAGCCTTTAATCGGCTTCGTAAAGTTGTTGGCTTCATATTTAATTCTCTTTCCCATTGTGAACGAGTTTGGCGTTTGCCATTCCACTCAATAAAAATATTGGCTCTTGTGTTATTAGCCTGTTGTTCTCTAGTTGCCCAGCGACAGTTATCTTTAGTGTAATTACCATTAACATCTATTCTATCAATACTCATGCCTTCAGGTACTTCACCCATATCAAGGTAAAAATTCTCAAAAGAATCCCAACGCTCATCGTAGGTAATACCTCTGCAAGAGTAATCTTGGTTAATGCGGTTACAACGCAATCTCATAGCTTGCCAAATACTATATGTTCTAGTGTTGGTCATACCATGAGTTGTGCTTGCTTTAGCGATACGCTTAGTGTGTTCACATCCGCAAGACTTAACACTACCTTGAACCATATCGGATGCTCGAATCTCTTTTTGAGTTCCGCACTTGCATTGACATAGCCATACCGCACCATTGCCATGCGACTTCCCTAACTGCAATACAGTTAAAGAGCCGAAATGGAAGCCTTGAAGGAGATTAAGCGGTTTGCTCATTATCGTCTGCTGGTAGAACTGCACCGCCTTCAGCTTGGTACTTCAAAAAGGCTTGGTAGTCTGTGTTGGCTGGGTCGAATGGTATGCAAAATCTACCTGATTCATTAGTTAAAATTATGCCATCGCCAAATTTATTTAATTGATATTCCATTTATAACTCCGAAGATACAGAAATGTAAGAAGTATTATCTGTAATATTCCAAATAGTGCCTTGACCAGATGTTCCTGTTGATGTTCCTGAGCCTGAGTAAAGCAAAGATGCTTCAAGTGAAGTATTAGCTGAAGCTGGAGTTCCAATAGTTCCTAAGAATGTTCCAGCCCTTTCAAAACCAAAACCAGAACCACTAAAAGAAATAGTAGGAGCAGACCGCATAACAACTGGATTAAACAAAGTGCATCTAGCGTCTGTATTTGAATACATCATTCCAGCTCCAACTGTGGTATTTGCGGCTGAATATAAACCTAATTTTTTCCAGTAATAGCGTTGGCATAAAGCTAACTCTTGTCCATACTGACGATACTCAAAACCAGTAGCAGAACTACCTACTTCTAGTTGAACACCAGTAATGTAGAAAGTTGCTCCGTTTGTGCCTACTACGGATGTTGCACCTGTGGCGTTCATTGTGTTTGCACCAGCCCAAGCACCAGCAGTTCCGCTAAATGAAGAACCCATGCCTAAACCAAAATTAACTCGTATTGAGCCTGAGTTAGAAGCACCTACCCAAGTGCCACCTGTATCGCCAGCAACAGTTACGCTAATGGATGTCCAAGTGTTTGCAGAAGATATTGTGTAAGTAAAAGGATAGCTTCTGTTTTGTGCGGCATTTTGAATTGCACCGCCAAAAGTTCCTGTCAATGAAGAATAAACTTGAAATGATAATGTAACAGTTTTAGCGTTAGCTGTTCCCCATCCCAAATCATAAACATTAAATCCTTCAATTATTTGCATTACACCAAAATAATCAGAAGAGCCTACTGAATATGCTGATTGTGAAGTTAAACCAAGATAATTACTGAACCCTGCTGGTGGTGTAACCGAACCAGCGTTTTGTTGAATTGCAAATTTAGAAGCAACAGATTGAAAATAAGCCCATCTATCTAATGTATATACATTGGTTGCAGTTGCAGAAGGAGTTGTAGATGCACCAGCATTTCTTTGGTCAATAACCATTGCCCCATTCTGAATTCTATTCTTCATAATAGAAGCATTACCAGCCCCTAATATGCCGCCAGCAGTCGAGGTCGTTACTGTGTCAACGTTTAAGTTTCCAAATGGCATTATGCTAATTCCTCATCTGTTGGTTTAGCTAGTGTTGGGTGTTCCCACTTAGCTATGTACGCACCATCGCCATCATCTTGAAGTCGTATGCTACCCATAGCAAAATCATAAGTTGATAACTCAGGGTATAAAGCAATAATTTTTTCAATTAAATTCATATTAAGTTCTCGCTAAATAACCACTCATTGATAACGCTGGGTTATCAACAAAAGTTGGGCTTGTTCCATGATTAAATCCATATAACTCAATATAATCTGTTGTGCCATTCATATAAACTAAAGTGCTTACAACGGCAACACCTTGCGTAGCATTGTATGAACCCATGTAACTACCAACAGTTAATTCAGAACCATTTTTCCAAAAAGCTACAATAGCTCTAACTGTTGCAGTACCAGTAAAATACAAAGAACCATTAATTTGATAATATCCAGCTACATTAGGAGTAAAACGATAATTTGTTGTTGAATCAAAACAATTAGCGGTATCAAAATTTTCTGTATTTAATTGAACTTTTGTCCATGTTTGTGATGTAACGCTTTGTTGACCGCCAGTTCCTCTATAAGCGCTAAACGCTGGCATATTACCGCTAACCATTACTGTGCCAGTAGCGGATGGTAGTGTATGCGTAAAGTTACTAGCCGTTGCTGGCTCGTTGATAGTGATTGAACCACCACCAGAAGAATTAAGAACAAGACTCATAATATGACTAACCTTTCACCGCTAGGTACTGTTAAGCTGACACCGCTATTGACTGTAATTGGCCCTACGCAAGATGCTGACTTACCACTTGTCAGAGTGTAGTTTGTAGTTACTGTCCTAGAATTTTCTTGGAATACTGTATCGCCACCAGCGCCAGTTGCACCGCCACCTACTGAACTCCAGGCAGATCCATTGTAAATCTCAGCCGCTCCAGTTGTTGTGTTGTAACGCAGATATCCAGATAGAGGAGTGCCATCGCGCTGAGCAGTAGTACCTTTAGGCAATACAGCTGAACCAGTATCAGAAGTCTTGGCTACCTTATCTGAGTCTAATTCTTGCAAAGCAGTCTGTACATTAGTTGCCGCGATATTGCCAGCTGGAGTAACACTAATGCTAGATGCAACACCTTGAACGTAAGCCGCTACCCAGGCCGATCCTGTATAGAGTCTCATAACTCCAGATACAGAATTGAAATAGAGAGAGCCAGCTAATAAAGCATTGCCATCATTATCTAATGTTGGATCGCTTGTTTTGCTACCAAGATATCTGTCATCAAAATTATCGTATGCCGCCAGAGTTGCATCGCGAGCCGCCTCTGCCGCAGTCTTAGCATTGTTAGCTGAAGTTGCAGAGTTAGCCGCGTTAGTTTCGCTGGTAGATGCGTTACTTGCAGAAGTACTAGCCGCGCTTGCTGAACTAGCCGCATTGGTAGCGTTAGTAGATGCGTTCTGAATTGCAGTAATATTTGTAGCGTTAGTATTTACAGCGGTAATATTAGTACCAACTGTATTTACATTATCAATATTTACAGCAACAGTATTGATCTCTGAGACTGGCTCTAGTAAGTCAGAGCCAACTGCGTTTACATTAGTTATGTTAGTAGCTACTGTCGTTACATTGCTAGATACTCCAGCTACGGTATTGATATTGCTTGTATTACTAGCAACAGTATTTACCGATGTAATATTTGCGGCAACTGTATTGATATTGGCTGATTGCTCAATGACGGTAGTTACTGCATCAAGAGCTGGGCCAGCTACGGGATTACCCGTAGTTGAGTCAAACGCTAGCACTTTACCCTTACGGCCATCTTTGGCTGGCAGAGTCATCGCGATATCTGTTGGATCTGTTACTGGCGCCTTGAGTCCACGCTCTGCGGTCTCGGCTACTTGCTGAGAGAAGATAGTCAAGCTATCTAGGTCAGTATTGATTGTGCTGGCGAATAGATCTCCACCAGTTGTATAGTCTGAAGTACGCTGGATGTTCTTAGCGCCTACAATAGTAATGTTGCTAGTACCAGCAGAAGTAACCAGGGTTACCGAGCCAGTACCATTAGCATTAATAGTTACTGTATAGTCTGTAGTAAGGGTAAGCAGAGTACTCGCTTTATATACTGCGATATCTGTTTGGTTGAGGATTTCAAAGGTAAACGCGTACGGGCCTGTGCCTGATGCGGCATAGACCACTCTACGGGGTACATTCGATATCGCGTAATCTGCCATAATATTTTTCCTAACTTAGTCCGAATCTAGCTGAGTTTGTCTTAAAAATCTATCTTTTATATTTGCCGTATTCGCGGCGAGCTTCTTTAACTTCCATCAATGCATCTGATAAATCTAGATCTTCCATAATCAAGCGATCCTTTGCCTGAGAATATGTTTCAGATATCTCTTTTGCAATGACTGCCTGTGCCATCCCTAAATCCTTAGCCGCAGTACTGTATAGATTTTTGCCTAAAGCAACAATACCTTTTTCTAATTTTCCGTCACCAGTTGCCAATTCAATCCAGCGGTTGTACTGAGACGCGCTTAATTCAACGCCCTCAATAGACTTATCTGGTATATACATTGGTACGCCATATTCAACTAATGTGGCATGGGCTGGTGAGAACTTACCATCTGAGGTTTTAAATGGGCTAACAAATTCATATAAATTACCCTTGCCAACCTTCATTGCCTCGCCTGTAATTGGATCTAACTGGCGTGGTAAGTTATCTGAAGTCAATGGGTTACGGGATTTGTAGTAGTTAACTGCCTCCCAGAATCCACGACTTGCTGGCTCTGTTGCGCTTAATGCCATAGTGCTTGGCATAATATTGGATTTAGTAGGATCCATCATACGCTCTATACCAGCTACAAAAGAACTATGAACTCCTAGTGGGGATCCACCAATAGCTAACTCAGATCCCTGTCTAACTACCTTTTTAATCAAATCAGCAAAGATGCCAGGAGCATCTTTTTTACCTGATGTAAACACCTTAGTAATATCACTAAAGCCTTTAAGCATAGGCTGATCTGCAAGATATTGATATACGCCTAATGCCGCACCCATAGCAATCTTTTCTGTATCAGATCCACCAGGAGTCATCATTGTGTATTCACCAGTTGTAGATGCAATAGCAAGCAATGTGGCCAATGGTTCCATACCAGCATAAGATACATAGACCTTATCGCCTGTACTCTTAACAGTAGTCATACTTTCTAATTGAGCCAAAGTCTCTGGGCTAACATCAGCTTTATCAAATACCGCAGAGAATTGTTGCCAGCCTGTTCCTTCGAGCGCTTTCTTATCTTCTGTACGCATGGGGCCATAGCCTGTCAACTTGCCTTCTAAAGCATAAGATCCAGCCGCATATACCATTGATCCACCTAGAGTGACACGCGCTAAGGCCTGATCCCTACGGATGCCACCAGCGTTGTAGTCACCCCAAAATCTTGGGCTTGCAAAGTTAAGACCTGGCGTACGAGAGATAGCCTCCAAAGCAATATTTGTAGGTGTCTTAATAAACGGCACAAACATTTTAATGATTGGATTTTGACCGGCTCTCTGTAAGCCTTGTAATGCTGGCTCTAGTTCACGAGTAAAGGTTACTGTGCGAGATACGCTCTTGGCCGCATCATCAATATCTGCGGTTGGATTTGCCAATAATTCAGCAACCATATCAGATGATTGTTTAGATGCTACATCAGGAGTAATGCCAGCTTTAACTAGGTTTGCGTACATCCGATCGCCCTCGCGTACTGCCAGAGCGTTTAATTCCATACGATAACCTACGGCCTTAAAGAACTCATCCTCTGCCATCAGGGCGCGTCCAGGTAATGTGACGAACTTACCCCAATAACGCAATGCATTGCTAGTGGCCTTGCCAGTAGCTGAGTCACCAAAGTCAATATCAAACTCTTCGCGCCCAGCACGACTTGCCTCAATCTTTGAGAATGGATCTGTAGGTGCATTCTTTACAAATGCCGTACCAGCAATATCTGCACCTTCACGAATACCTTGTAAGAATCCTACGGCCTGAGCATATACCTCGTTTGTAGAGATAGCTTGTTCGCCACCCTTAAACATAAAGTTACGAGCATTGCCAATAGCTGATGCAACCGCACGCTCTGGGATCTGATACGCGCCAAAAAATAAGTTACCGGCCACATTCTTTGCGTGTGTAACTGGGCTAGACAACAGACCATTAATCCATGTGCTATACCAGATATCCTTAACAGTACCGCTGATAGTCTTTTCTGACAGGGTTGCGCGAGCGCTACGAGAATCAAGAGCGGTGTACTTGTTAGCTAGATCGTGTACAGAATCAATACCGCCAGCTTCGGTCAAGATACCCTCTAACATTGCGCCGCGAGAAGTGGTTGATTCGCGAGCCTGGGCAAAGATACCAAGGGTACGAGCGATGTCTGCTTGACGGCCGCGAGCGGCTTTAAGCAATACACCCTCTAAGGCTACGGCCTGTTGAAAACTAGATGCCAATTCTGGTGTTAGTTCACCGGCATTTTTTGCCGCTTTAACTTGTTCGCCTAAATCAAATGCACGCTTACCAGCATCGGTAATAGCCAAGAGCATCTTGTATGCATTGCCAGCATTAGCCTCTGTGATCTGAGTAGGGTCTACTAAACGAGCTAAAAAAGCCTCATCATATCCTTCATCAATTGCTTTGGCCGCAATCTCTTTGTAGCTAACACGCTCTAACTTATCAGCGCCATAAGTCTTAGCGGTTGCCTCAATAAATTGTTTAACGCCATCCTCATCCTTAATCATGTCAAGGTTGAATGATGTCTCTGGTACACCAGCCCTAACCTCAGCAGTAGATAATGAGGGTTTACCCGTAGTAGGCATTAATGGGGCAGTCTCTAATACTGTCTGAGCAGTCTCTGGTGTAGCCTCTTTAATAACCTGATATGGGCCTACTTTGCCTGTTTCTGTACCGCTGGGTAGGATAGGTCTTTCTGTGCGCTTAGGAGCCTCTTTAACGGCCTTCCTGAGCATTGATGTAAAGCCAGCTACCTGAGTAGGTTCAAACTGTAATGGCTGATCTGTTAGCGTTGTTGGCTCTACTTGTTCTGTGCCAACTGGCAACTCTGCCACAGTCTTATCTGCACCAGATAAATCATCCAGGCGCTCGGTTAGTGGTTTCATTGCCATTATTGTTCTCCAATGGCCATACCACTTGGCTGGCCTGTTACGCTAGTTGTATTTCCTTTGGCAACTCTGCCTCGTTTTCTGCTCCCCATGTCTCCGGGATTCCCTCCGGATACGCTAACCCCAGGTAATTGTCCCTGGTCAGGGGTAGTTTGAACTTCTTGAGTAGGTTGAGAACGAAGTCCACTTCTTTCCCACTCTGGGGGGTTGATTCCATTTGCTGATTTGAATACTTCATCTCTGGCCTCCGTTTGAGATATCTGTCCCTTCCGATATTTTAACCAAATATTGTCAATTAGTTCAGAATTTTTTGCATTTTTAAATGTATCTGGGAATAGACCTCGTACTGCCTCCCAAGTAATTGATTGCATTTCGCGTGGCAATACACCGCGTTCTTGTGCCGCTCTACGATAAGCCTCTGCATATAATCCATAAGTACCTTGTACACCGGTAATAGAACTATTGGCTGGGCCAACAGACCCTTTAACATTAGATGCAAAGTTGTGCGCTACTTCTGTAGATGCGCCAGATAATGGGCGCAATAAACCAGCCGCTACGGCATGGGTATCAATAGTCACATATCCAGCCGGATTGGTAGGATCGTAGATATTGTTATAGAAATTGCGAACCTTATGCATGGTGCCAAGGCTATTACTAATATTTTCTAGCGTTGGGTTTTCGTAGATATTAATTGCTTTACCAATCTCATTTAATGAACCCCAGCCAGTTTTGTATGGCACTCCTTTATCAGTCAATCTAACTCCAGCGAATGTACCTTCTGGGTTTACGATCTGATGCTCACGAGGATTATGTGCCTGGTCATAAGTACGCAACCACATAGCCTTTAATCCTGGATCACTTAGTTCTGCCAATGTCTTGCCGCGAATGGCATCTACCATTGGCGCGTACTGTGGTTTAGACCAGATTACCTTGGCCATCTCATCCATTGAGCTATCCCATTTAAAAGATTGCTTATTAGTCATTGTATCTAGAACACGCTCACCTAGAGATACATTCATAAACCAATCTTTTTGTGGAGATAATACTGCTAAAACTCCAGCAATAGCGCTATCACTTGCGCCGTATTTTCCTGTCCAATCATCCACGATATTGCGTGCGCCGTCATACCATAGCTTACTGCGCTGACGGGTTTGATCTGGTACCTTATCGTACAAATATAATAGGTTATCTTTTACTTCTGAAATGAAATCTTCTGCGCGCTTTTCTGGATCTCTAGCTTTAGATGCAAAATTGGGATATTGCTGAACCAGACTCATATTGTGTTTAAATGCCTCTGGATCTTTTTTAATTGCCTCAAAATCAATAATTAAATTAGATGTTAATGGATCCTCTGTTGCCTTGACCGCAGTTGGTAATCGTGTACTTACAATGTCTGTACGAGGTGTTGTTGATACATCTTTAATACTCATACCAATTGGCAAATCTTTTGTAGCTTGAATGCCTTTTAATAACATTTTACTACCACTAACCGCGGCTTCCGGAATGCCAGGCGCTGGTAAGAATGTACCGATATCACTAGCCATCTTTGCGGTATGCTCACGATCTGCTTGATTAGCTACTCCTTGTGGAATAACTGCTGGCAACTTCTCTTGCATCTGTTCAGTAGTAGGCATTACTGGCTCGCCTAAATATTTCTGTGCGCCTTCTTTATTAATCATGTCTAAGATAGACCGAATATCGCCAGGCAATCCAAGAGTCTGGGCAGTAGCGCCATGCAATGCACCAGCCAATGTATCAAGCAATGCAACTAATGGGCGATCTAAACCACCAGCTTTAGCTGATTGTTCTGGAGTAATTCCAGCGCGACCAACACGAACTCCGCTAGGTTGTTCTGGGTTATATCCTTCTACAGTTACCTTACCAGTACGAATACCAGTCTGTGGCATATCAGATGCAATAGGGCCAGCCGCAAGCAATGTATCTTGTTGCGTTGGAGCAACTTGAATAACATCGTCTGCCGCCAAATCATTCATAAATAATTGGTCAATCATCTTATCTGCCTTTTTGCAATCTTCGTATTGCTTTAATTTCTTCAGAATTAAAACCATAACGCTTTAAATCATCTTCTGTGTATTCTTTTGATGGATCATAATTAATTCTTTTTACATCAAAATATTTTGTTTTAATTCTATCTTGAGATTCTTTAGTATCTTTAATTTGCAATTGAACTTGTTTGTCATTAATTAATTCATTAGCAATTGCCATAGGATCAAATGGCTCACCAGCATCTCTTGCTATTGTTTGTCGAGTAATTAATTTAGCTTTAATATCAGCAACAGTTTGTTTTTCCATTCCAAATCCTGGAGCAGTCATATCTGGAACACCCAACTTATTCTGAATAAATTGAGTTGCTCTGCTCATCTCAGGATTATCTTGGCGCACATTTTTCTTAAGTGCGTTTGCTTGTTTCCAAGAGATTACTTTAGACCTAGCTAAATTATCAAAGTAATCCTCGCCAACCTTTTGACGATCTGCTAAGGATTCTAGCTGACCCATCAACTCTTGATTACCACCGCCAACATCTCCAGTAACCATAGCTTTGCGCTCTTCTGGACTAATATCAACACCAAGAGATTTAAGTCTGCTTAATCCATTTTGAGCGCTAATCTTTCCTGTCCATACTTGTTCGCGGATATCCATTGACTCATCGTAGTTCTTTTCTGTTGCGGCATCGCGTGAGCGTTTCCACATGACGGCCTCTTCACCAAGCCTATCAACATATGCCTTACGCAATTTGTCTTTATCAATAGTCTTAACTAATTCATTAAGATTACCAAAATCACCAGCATTAATACGCTTAATACCTTCAGATGGTTTTGTAGCAAAATCAGTATTAGTTGTGTAATCAACAACTGCATTCAATACACGCTTTTGAAAAGCATCCATTGTCTGCTTAACATATTCTGGATTACCAGTTGCTTTTGCAATTTCATATACTCTACTACGCTCAACTTTAACGCGCTCTAATAGCATGGCTGGATCTTTTTCAGCCTTAAATGTATCAGCAATAATTGTGGCTGATGGCGCAATAGAATCTCCAGCAAGGGCAATCTGTCCTTCTCCATAAATCTTGGCATAGTTCTCTGTAGCTTTTACATATACTGCGTTAGCGGCAGTAGCCATAGAACTACGGAATTTAAGACCTTCTTCTGGATCAACTGAGCCAAGTGCCTTAGCATAGCCAGCAGTCATTGACTTAATAGTTGTTTGTACTTCTTCAAGACTAAAAGATCCTGAGTCTACTGCGGCACTTAACATGGCCAACTCTTGACGGCCTTTAACCTCTAGTTCATTACGCAATTGTCCAGCCTGGATCTTGCGTGCGGCATCACCAAAGTATGTGCCAGGTTTGGCAAACAATTCAGCTGGGCTTTTGCCTTCCTTCATCGCAGTCATTACTTGTTCTGCTGTAGGTTGATTCTCAGCACCATATTGCATACCCTGGCGTTGAGCAGTTTCAGCCGCATTCTTAAAGGCAAAGTCAGCTAATCTATCAAGTTGCGATCCTATAACTTGTTTTTGAATAATGCTTTCTTTAATATTGGCATAATCCATACGCGGAACATCTGCTGGCAGATATCCGGTTGGTTGGTATACTTGAAGTTCGGCCATGATTTAACTTATCCTGTAGTAGAAAAATCATAAATTGGAGCGGCTCCACCAGCCCTCTCTGCTCCAGGTGGCCCACCCAGTTTTGAACCGACTGCAAATGCCTGACCAACTTTACCAATAGCCTCATATGTACCAGTTCTTTCGGCAGTTGATCCAGCTTGCTCATAAAGTGATGCCTGGATTAAACCACCTCTGCGTGTCATATCAGCATTATCTAAAGCAAACATAAACTCTTTACCGCCACGGGTTTGTGTGATTTGTTGAACTAATGCGGCAGACCCTTCAAATCCTTGTGTACCACCAGCATAACCACGAGCAACAGTACTTGCTAATGCACTATTTGTGCGTTGCAATATTTGATTAGCTTGCAATTCATATTGAACTGCTCTGCGACCAGATTCAATCTCAGCCTGTTTTGCTTGCATCTCATACATTTTCTTTTTATCTTGACCAGCTTCATATGAACCATATGCGCTGACTAATAACAAGCTAATAGCAATAGTTGCGCTTACTGGTTCTTGGTATTTCTGACCAGTAAGTTTATTAGCCGTTGGGCCACCAAATGGATCACCAATTGGGCCATCAAAGTTTTTAATGTCTTGTCTTGAGAATTTCATATTATGTCCCCTGATGCGTTGATACTTTGTACTCTAAACCGAGCAATGTCATTTTTAATGGCACATCTTGCTCAATGGTAATTTTGGCATCTTGCGAATAACCAAGCAAACCATGAACTGTTTTTGTCCCTGTATATTCAGCAACAGGCTCATCTAAGATATCTCCAAATTGTCTAAATGGAATTTGGATACCATTAATCTTCATGTGCTGAGTTTCTGATACAAGAGCGTTAACCTCAACGATGCGCTTTTTAAATCCAATACGAGTGCCTGTTTGCAATTTAATGTCTACCGGCATAGTTACCGCACGAACATTGATAGGCAATCCAACCTCATAGCCAGTAACGGATGAGCGTGGGAATGTAACTGTGCCACCGCTTGGTACTATTTGTTCTGCCATAACTGCGCCATCAAGGATAGTCTCTACATTTTCAGTAGCCAGATGGCTCATTGATACAGATGCCGCGGCTCCACCAGTTTTAGCCGAGTCTGTTAATAAAGCATTTTCAAATACCTCAACATAGTATTGGTTAACGCCATTGACATTGCGCTTAACGACTGTGTATATGGTTGAGATATCTACGCCAACATCTACAAAGTATCCATCTATAGTAGTAAATTTAGATGGAGCAATAACATTCTGGGCGCGCAATAAAGAGAATACTGCCATCGTGCCATCGTCTGCATTAGTGATAAGCAATAAATCATTCTCATCAGTTGCAACAGAGCGGCGTAACGCCATGCGTGTTGGTGTGCGTAATAGATGACCAGCAAGCAATGAGATCTTGGCAGTCACATAGGTTAACTGTGTATCGGTATAGGCAAACTCATTAAGAGATTTACCCTGGCGCTGAACAAACAATGTGCCAGACTCTAATTGCTGAACTCGTATGCCTTCTTTAATTCCATTACGGCTTGCGGTTTTAACAAAAAAGTTTGTGGGAGTGATTGGATCTAGACCATTCTGCGGTACATAGAACTCACCACCAGTTGTAAACACTTGCAAGTCGCGGCCAGAAATAATATCAACGATAGCGTTGAAAGTATTAGTATCTAATGTGGCCTCTACCGCGTCATCGTCTAAGCCTTCTGTAGCAAGAAAATCAAAAAAGAGACCAACTTTAGAACCCCATATAGTACTAGGGCGAGACTTAGAACCACCAAAGTAAAGGCGGCCTTCATGGAAAGTAACAGAGCGAGGATAACCGCGTGTGCTACTCCAAACATTTTCGTAACCAGATTCATATTCCCAAGACCCGTTTGCAATAGCTGATGTATTAAAAAATGGAAACTCTGTAATAGCGTCTACTGAAGTGCCGGATGTATATTTAACAATTTTAGCCCGGCCCTGTGGAGTTGCGTTGACATACTGACCAACGCTACCAGAAGTAAACACGCTGGCAGATGCGGTTAATGTAACTTTGCCAGATACCGCTGATGGAGTCAGAGTGCCAGATGGGTTAGTTGTAGTTGAGGTAAACGCATAAGACGGAGCGCTATCAAAGAAAATCTGACTAGCAGTCCATGATGAGTCATTAGCGCCTCGTACAATCTTAACTGGCGATACATCCTGGTGAACCACAATTAATGTATCAGCGGATTGAGTCCAGACTATATTAGCCAATACGGAACCAACTAGGCCAACTCCAGATGTGCTTAGGTAGGGATTACCCGTACCATTGATATTAGTAATCAATGTCTCATTTTTAAAAATGTACATACGATTATGCGTCAAGCAAAGCATATAACTATCAGTTGTAGAAAACTCAAACTCTATCAATCTGATGCCATTGGCCGCTGACTCTGTACCGCTATTTGGGAGGCTTGTAAGGTATCTTAGACCAGGTCTACGGCGTATCCCACCCTGTGGCTGGCACACTACATTTGTAGCATCTTCTAGAGCGTTTTGATAAGCAGTTAAATCAACCCTTGCCCTAAGCAAAGGATCTAGTTCACCGGTAGAAAAGTTTGTCTGTATCGAGACAAAGCGGCTCATTAATACCTCACCGCAATAAGAGAGAAGTCATTGATGGCATTTGTTGGTTGGTTAACGCCATCGATATTCATAGCCTGGCGCAGATAGCCACCTCGGCCATTTTCGCCTGGGCTACCTATTGCAACAGATTGCCAGTATTGACTCTTATCGGTTTGGTCTGTAATTGGCAAAGCTAAATGCCAAGTCATCATATATTTAAGGAGTTGCACAAAATAGCTTGGTAGATCGTATTCAGCAACTGAGTACTGATAATCAATATAAACAGTCTCGTAATCAGTTAATAGTTTGCTACCCATAATTCTGTATTCTTTGCGCGGAGGGATGCCAGTTGCGCTTGTATCATAAACCGCTCTAGGGGATCCAATGCGGTCTCCTGGCAGTTGATATTCATATTTGAACTCATTGGTAGGCGTAGTAATCAACCGAGCAATTGAGGTTTTCTTAAAGCTAAAAGACCAAGGATATAACATTAATGCTTGGTTTTTAATATCGTTATATAAACGAGCGGAAATAGAGGCCTCGTCTGTGCCTTCATCAAAGGATGATATAGGCTTTGCGCCCAACATCACTAATGCATCCGAGCAGATCGATAATGAGGTATCACCAGCGGCCATTTAATTCTCCAATGTAATAATGGGCTATCTCCTGTTTTACCAGAAAATAGCCCATTTTGATACTAAATACTGTTAGTCAGTATCTGTTGCGCTTACAGTTGTACCATCAGCAATATCAACAGAAGTTGAAGTTACTTGGTTCACATATGTCAAAACTAGGCTAGGCGTAGTTGTGTCATATACAAAAATAATATCGCCAACTTTCATCAAGTCTTTTAATGCCGCAAAGTAGCCAGCGGTATTAACAGTTGCTTGAGTATCAGCAGTTTTATATAGGAACATTGCCGGTGCATTACCAGACTTTGCCGCGCCAATTGTTACTAAACCAGTTGCAGAATATGCCATTTCAGTCTCTCCTTAGATTAAGATTCGCGAGCGGTGATTTGGACAATACCTTCAGCATCGATAGCAATTGCACCAGCAGAGAATACAGAGTTCACTAAGAACGATGTCTTTTCTGGGATGTAATTGATTTCTGTGCGTGGGGCAATACCTTCAGCGTAGCCGATAGAATCTTTATGGAAAGCAAAGCAAGTGCGGTCTAAAGAACCATCAATTGCCAAACCACCTTCAGAGCGATCGCCTAGGATATGGAAAGTAAAACCTAAGAAAGTATTGATTTCACCAGCAACCAATGCTTTAACAGTATTGAAGTCAGAAGATGTAACGGCAGTCTCAGACAACAAAGATGCTAAACCAGCGGCGTGAAGAATGATGTGACGGCCTTCTGGCGGTACATTGTTCTTGTCCAACAGTTTCTTAGCTTCGCGCAACTTAGCCACATTCATGTTTGTGTCAGTACCACCAATATCGTTAGACACAGTTAATGATGTGCTTGAACCAGATAAAGCGTCAAGAATCATCTGGTCTTGACGGCGGCCAATGGCGTTGCCAAGAACTTGAACCAACTCTGAACGCTCGTCAAAGTTAACTTTAGCTTGTGAAAAGATATCGCTATATTCAGCGGCATTGTAATCACCAAGAGTACAAGTTACATTTGAAAAACCAACATTCAATGGGGTTACATCAGTTTGACCAATGCGTGGTGTAGCTACGCCTTTGCCAACTTTAGGGAACTTAACAGTTGAGCCTTCAACTCCTCTGCGCTGACGAACGGCACCTACCAACATTGCTTTGCCCTGGTAGGACTGTTTTACCTCAGCATCAAAGAGGGTTACAAAGGCGTTTGATAAAGATACGCTCATTTGAAATCTCCAAAATAGATAAAAATAAAAAGGGTTATCGCATTGGTATGCCGGTATTCTGGGCCAGTCGCTTGCTACTTACGGGAGCCAATCGTCAGATTAATCTGCATTAAGGGCCAATTAAATGGTATGCCTTATGGAGTTTCTAGCAGAACTGTCAGCTAAATACAACATCTTTTTTATAAATAAAAAAACCCCGGCCATAATGCACCGGGGGAACCACCTCTCGTGAAGAGTTTATTGAAAGGTCTGGCTGAACATACGCTCAACCTTAGCCCTATATCCTGGATCAGTTTTGTACTTAGGATCGGCAACCATTTGATATAGCTCATCTTTAGATGGAGCGCCGTCTACTGGCATGGATTGAGTAGGAATGCGGTTGCCCTCGTAGGACTCACGCAATTTCATCAATGCCTTAATTCCATTGGCTGTACCGCCCATGTATTTAAATTCCTCAAAGTCATCCTTACCCCAGACTCCTTTGTTTACAAGGCCTTTTGCCCAATCTGTCATACCTTTAATTACGACATCTGCGTTGGGGCCAAGGGCGGCTTTTTCTTCAGCTAGGGATCTTTGGATTGTTTCTGCCTTTTGAGCAGACATTCCAACAACCTTGCTAACCAATGAGTCTAAGGCTAACTGCGATATCCCATTTTCTTGCGCCCATGTCATTACATGACTACGAACTGGATCATCCTCTGGAATACCAGCAAATGCGCTTGGATCGTATTGACCATCTGCTGGCGCTTTATGCTTGCCTTGAGATATCTGTTTGCGTAGATCCATCCAGGATTTAGCAATACCCTCAAGATCTGGCTCTGAGCCTTCTTTTTTCCAGAAGTTCTCTGGCCACCAATCTGGGCGCTCTAAAGGACTGTCATCCTCTTTGGGTGCTAGATGGCTTATTTCTGTGGATTGTGGCTGACCTTCATTAACCTGGCTCTCAGTTTGAAATTCAACTGAGTCCAATAGGCCACCACTAACTTCTGTGGGTTGGACTGCTTCGGTTGTTTCCATTGTTATAGCTTCCTTGCTTTTTGAATCCTTGCTTCAAGATCCCGAACAATACTATTCTGTCCTTCTCGATAGAACGCATAGCTCGGATCAGAACCAGGCAAGGCAACTGGTTGCTCTAATAAAGTAGCTCTTAACCACTTCATCAGTTTTTCTCCGTCCTCAGATGCAAGTACTCTGAGGCATAATTTGTTTAAATCTTCTACGGCCTGCTCTGCGCCGCGGATATCGGTTATCTGCTCTTGCAGACCTTCCCATCCTTCTACATTCATCTATTAGGCTCCAGCCATCTTTAACATTTCGGGAACCATCTCTGGGTTTTGTTCTGCAACCTGAGCGGCCTGTTGTTTAATCTGTTGGATGTTGTAATCACGCTCTGCTTTATCAAAGCGTAGGCTTACAGGGATACCCAGCTTGTCACCAATATAATCAATAATTTCACCCATCTTAGGAGTTGCTTGTCCTTCTGGGCCAAACTGTTGAGCCATCTGTACAAACTGCACAACATTGGTTACATCTTCCATATTCTGAGCCATAGCCAATGGGGCAACTGGCGCAACCTTAACTTCAAGGCCGTTAACGCGTAATGGTAGATCGATTAGTCCGCGGTCATCCATGACTTGCAAAATCTTGCTTACCAATGGAATCATTGTTTCATTAATCAATCGACCGAATGCAGAACCTAAGTTTTGGCTTAACTCTTTCATACGCTCTACTACTTCTGTAGCAGATCTAGCAGACATATTGTCAGGAGGCAATGACTCATCTAGTAAGATGCGTTTAACATTCATGCGTAAGTCATTCATAATAATTTGAGACACATTGAAATCTCCGGCACGCGGCAATGGCCGTAATGACTCGCCTTGTGGGCCACCATTACGAGCAACAGGAATAATTGCTCCTGGTACGATTTTGACTGTGGCTGGATTTAGCACACCATCATCAGCCGCGGTATAAACGCCGGAGATAGCTAGAGATGCATTCTTAAGTACTAACTCAAGAGTCTTATTCAAAGTCTTGATATCAGGCAATGCAGTAATTAATGGGCCACGACCATAGATCTCGCCAGCAACTTTCATATAACGGCTGACAACCCAAGGGCTAACCTTGAGCCTACGAAATACCAACTCTTGTTTAGTCTCTTTGTGGATGACATAGTACATAAAGTCACCGCGCTTAACATCTAATACTGTAGCCTCAATTAGCTCTACATCTTCTGTAGGCTTTTGATCTATTTTAAGTTGTAGATCTGCTGGAATATTGGCATCTTTCCATTGCTGGGCAATTGCCTCACCTTTAATACGCATACGGCGGTATACATTATCTACCTGGCCATTAGCGCCCTCTTCAAAAGCAACCAAGAACTGTGGCACAGGAATAAAGTTAATAGGGGTTGTGTCATCACCAGGCTGAACCATCATTACTGCGGTACCAACTGCGAGATCAAGCAAGAACTCACCCATAGCAATATCAAAATTAGATTGCTTAAGAGTTGCAAACATTTTGTCTGCGTAGATATCAAGGGCGGCCGCGGCTTCCTGTCTGCGATCTGCTGGAATATCTGGGCCAGTTTCTAATCTGCACCATTTTCTTTGTGGTGGAAAGATGCCTGACTGTAGTCTATTGGCAAAGCGCTGAGTAGAGTTGATAGCAGTTGCATCAAATACTCTATTCATTTTCTTAGCGCCACCTACCTTACCATCGTAATAGCCGTCATATAGATTTCTTTGTGGCAAAGCAAACTCATAGGCCTCATCATATAGGTCTCTAAAATCCTCTTTCTTACGCAAAGCAATATCATGGCGCTTAAGGATATCGTTTGGAGTTAATTTCATATCAGCCATTAATCTGTTTCTTTCTCATCGGTAATAGGGCCGCCAACCAACCATGCATCACAAGTTCTAGTGCCAGCGCATTTAAAATGAAATAACTCGCAAAAACCTAAGTCAGCCGTTTCAATAACATCTTCATCATATCCAGACTCATCTTCTGGATTCTTAGATTCAATACCTTTAGTGATACAGTCGAGCATAAATGAGGTTTGAATAAATGCGGCACAGTTGCCACATCTCATGCCTTTAGCCTCTGCCTCAGTTGTATTCCACTCAATAGATTTTTTTAACCAAAATACTTCATTGTTTTTTTCATCGTTAGGATTTGCTGGCCCATAGCCAACAAACTCAAATGCCCAATTGCGATTTTTTAAATTATGCAAAACATCGTGAGTTGCCAAAGGACATTTGTAATTCTCGTCTGTATCTTCTGTTTCAGACATTAGGGGTCTTGTAGCCATATCAGTCTTTCTTATGAGTGTTGGCAAAGTTACGGGCGGCCTCTTTGCTACCAAAACCCCACGCTTGCAATGCTTTTTTTAATCTTGTTGGCTTGCCATTGTCATCAGTCAACGGCCCAGCCATACCACCAAAACGAGCGGCAAAAGATACTCTACGAGGATTAGTTCCAGACTTAACTGGTGCCTGTAAGTTGCCACCTTCTTTACGCTCAAAATATTTGCGACCAGCCTCATTGAGACCGCCACCTGGATTCTGGTGTTTTTTAAGTGTCATTCGTACCAACTCACAAGTAACTCAGCCTCATGGGCTACGCCATTTGTATTCTTTAACATGAATAAATATGTTGTTAAAGGTTTTAATACATACTGAAAAGAACTTTGAGATCCACCACCAGCTTTTTTACCAGATCCACCAGCAACAATTTCAGCATCTATTTCAGCGCCAGTAGTTGTTACTGTTGGATTAATCAATACGGCAGACTGACTGACAGTTGTCACATTTCTATGGCGGTTAAGGGCAGTAAACGATGTGCCTCCAGTTACAGTTGCGCCTTCAAATACGCGCAACTCAGCATCACCTCCACAGGCCGCTTGCAATTGCATATGTGGAGTAACTCCACTAGCCCAAGCAATAGCAAAATACATAGTACCATCTGCTGGTAATTTATCTGTATATGGATATAGCTTATAAACATAGAAAGCATACCCCTCATGCAAGCGTAAATGATTTACATCTGCGGTAGGAAAGGGTTTATCTGAACTTGTTAAATACTGAATACCATTGCGATCCACATAAGACGGGGATACATGACGGGCTTTAGTATCAAGCGACTCGCGCTTAACTTCGATAGACATTATTTGCTCTTAGGTTTCATAGCAGTTTTAGCCGCTTGCTTAAATGCATCAGCCGTAGGCGCGCCAGGAGCGCCAGGCTTACGCATCTTTTCCTTAGATCCTTCAGCAATGCGCTCACGCTTTGCATGAATATTTGCATAGAGACCTGATTTCATTTTTTAGTTGCCTGTTTAGCTTCGCTCATTGCAATAGCAACTGCTTGCTTTGGGTTCTTAACTACAGGGCCACCTTTGCCAGAATGTAAACCGCCAGCTTTATACTCGCGCATTACTGTTCCAACTTTCTTTTGGAATTTTTCTTTCATCTTATCCAAGATTAGATCCTCCACCTAAAGTTTCTGAACCAGCCGCTGGATTTAAACGAGCATCAGAGAGCAATTGACGACCACGGCGGCGTGATGCACGCATACGAGCGCCTTCTTCTTCTTGCATTTTTGTTGCTTTGTTTTCTGATTTTTGTGGCTCTGCTAATACATTATTAGCGGCGCGTTCGATTACTTCTTTTGGCCCTAAGCCAACTACTCTAGCAACTGTTCCACCCATGATTACATTACTCCTGTTTTGTCAGATCCAAGAGTTTGTACTCCTGTCTCTGGAGTTAAACGAGTGTCAGATAAAAGCATCCGACTACCACCACGCAATCGCGCCTTCTGGCGTGCCGCATTCTGTTCAGCTAATAGACGCTTTTCGTCTGCCGCCTGTTGTTGCATTGCCGCAGTTTGAGCTTTAGTCTCAGCCGCCGCGCGCTCTGCTGGCCCTGTATCAGGTTTACCGCCAAATAATCCACCCATTTATAACCTCGTCATCAAATAAGAGTCAACTTTGTCTGGGCCGTATTTTTTCATTACGCATTCAGTTTCAAAATGCAACGCTTTTGCATAACGAATAGCACGACTGTCATCAGTTCTAACTGTTATTTGCAATCTATGCAAGTGCAGATATCTCATAGCGATATCGATAAACGATAAAGCACACTTAACCATTGTGGCCGGCATCTTTCTAGCCTGGTGATCGAACAACGCCCACATCTCACCGACTCCACCCCAAAACAATATGACTCCAACAATAGCTACGGGTTTGCCATGATAGAAGATAGTGATAGCCGTACCAAGTTGAGCCTGACTATAGACCATATCTCGAATGCCATAACCTCTAGATACTGCTAATAACTCAGGTTGGTCAATATCCATCTGGTCAAAATGATCGATAACGAATGGCAAAGTAAACAACCCCTTGCGTTGATGCATTTGCTCATTTAATAATTCAAAAGGTATAGATATCTTCATCGTCCAAATATATCAAAGTCACTATTAGCCACAGTCTGAGCAATAAAAGTCTTGGATGCACCTAGACTACCCCTTGTCATACGCTTATATTCACCGCCACCAAGCAAAAGATACCCAAAGGCATCGCCCACATGGGAGTGTTCATTCTTATTTGGTGAATCCCTAAAGCGCTCTTGCCCTGATCCCACCGATACACGCTTAAAATGGTACCCACCAGCCAAGGATTTACGCAATAATTTGCATTTTGTGTCAACAATTAGTCCTGGCTTGCCGTTAATAAGTCTTTGCATGGGCGCGGCCGCTGACTCTCGGCGCACCTTAAAGTCATTAGATGGGGTAGGTTGAGCCTTTAGCCCTAGTGTTTTAAGAAAGTCAAAAGCGGTAACCTCATAAATTGCATCTCGTGCCATACCGGCTGGGTCACCCCATACAAGTACTTGCATATTGGGGTATCTAGCGTTGATTTCGGACACGAGTTGATGACCAAAACGCTCCAGACCCATATCAAAAGTAACAATCTCATCAAGGATTACCCACCTTCCATTTGGCAAGCGCTGACCAATCACCGCCGCTGGGGTTAAACCAAAGTCCAGCCCTATTTGGAGCGGAACCGATGGATCAAGTTCAACCATACCAGACATAATGTTATCGTCATATTCCGGCCAAACCGATTTACCTTCTTGAACATAGGTATATTTTCCCTCTGCATAGCATCTAATCCAATCTAGATTTTTACCCAATAGCATTTGCTGATAGTAGCCAGCCGGTAGGTTAGCCACATTCTCAGCTTTGTTGTTTATTTGCCACCATTTGCCAGACGCAAAGATACAGTCATTGGCCTCTGGGTTCTCCGGCAACTCATCTTTAGATATCTCTATTACGCCGCCAGGTTGTTTAAAGAACTTCCAGGCATACGCGCCCGTCATCTTTTCCTTCTCTGCTAGGCGGTACCACCAATGGTCATCGTCCATCGGATTGGTATCCATCCAGATACCATGCCAGGACGCGCCACCATCGCGCTTAGTGGGATATCGTCCTACTCGGTGGGTGAGTCCATCGATAACGGCCTTGGGTAGCTCACGCGCCTCGTTAACCCATGCGCCCGTCAATTCCAAAGAGAGTAACTTTCGTACATCTTTTGGTTGGTCAAGAGCTAAGAAGATAACCTCGCAATCAATACCAGCCGCTCCCTCTCTACTTGGCAAGCGGATATGGTGCGTAATCGGTGGAGTGTGGAGCATTGGCCCAAAGGTGTTCTCTGGGAATAGGTCTAGCCAGGTCTTAATTGTGGTAGTCTTTAGCTCAGGGTACGAGTTTCGTACGATAACAAAACGGCTATATCGGATGCCATCGATAGGGCTAGGCTTTTGCTGAATTGCTCTAATGAATACCTCAGCGGCGCAAGCGTATGACTTGCCGGATCCTACTGGCCCCATCATCCCACGCACGAATGCATTACTTGTTAAGAACTTGTATACCTCTGGGCTTTTAGAGAAGTCTAAATTCAGACCAGAGTCTGGTAACGCTTTAGAACTCATCTCTTTAGTTCTAGACATTGATTACCTTTTTAGTGATATTTTCATAAATATACTGTATAAACAACAATATGCAAAATATTTGAAAGAAAATATGGCTGGATATCATTTAACGGACGATCAGTTTATTGCTTCATGGCAAGAACTACAAAGTCCGACAGAGTTTTCAGAACTACATGGCCTAAATATCCGTAATGTCTTAAAACGCAGACGCGCTATTGAATCAAGATATAACATGACCTTGCCGGTAAGATTTGAGCTTACCAAGATTATTAGAACTGACGAGACCCCAGGCAATGTTAGGCGCGGTACTCAGATGGAGAAAGGGCGCGTAGTCGTGTTCTCTGACGCTCACTTTTGGCCAGATGATTACACTACCGCCTACAAAGCGCTACTGATGATTATAAAAGAATTTAAGCCAAAGGTAGTCATAGCTAACGGGGATGTATTTGACGGCTCCCAAGCGTCTAGGCATCCAAGGATAGGCTGGTCTAATACCCCATCAGTAAAAGAGGAGCTAGAGGCCTGTCAGGAGTTTATGGCTAATATTGAGAAAGCATCTAAGGGTGCTGAATTGATCTGGACGATGGGTAACCATGACGCTCGTTTTGAAACTTTTTTAGCCGCCCAAGTACCCCAGTATGAGGGTGTTAAGGGCATGACCCTTAAAGACCACTTCCCGATGTGGAAACCTTGTTGGTCTTATTGGGTAAATGACGATACAGTTATCAAGCACCGCTGGAAAAGTTCGTTCGGGGCTGGTAGAGCCAATGCGCTGAATAGCGGCGTCAATATGGTAACGGGGCATACCCACAATCTAGCCGTACAACCTATCACCGATTACAACGGCACACGCTATGGAGTACAAACTGGAACTTTAGCGGATCCAAACGCAGAGCAATTTGTACATTACACAGAAGATGGTTGCAAGGACTGGCGCTCTGGAGGAGTTCTTTTGTCCTGGGATAAGGGCAGACTGTTATTGCCAGAGATTTTTCAAGTAAGCGGCGAGGATGAATTTGAGTTCAGAGGATGCATCAATAAAGTCTAGCGCATGATGGCATGAAGATAACCCCAGAGGTTGTTCGCAACCTATACGCCTCTCTCTACTGTTGTTATCCATTTACTAAGTGGAGTATGCCCTTGCCAGAAGAGGTTGAGTTTATTGTGACTATAGATCCTGAGACTATGGGTACATATCTGTACGATACCGGGGAAAATTACGAGCATACGATTACTGTCTCATCAGCCAGGTGCGGCCACTATTACACCTTGCTGACTACCCTAGCGCATGAGTGCGTCCACATGAGCTTTCATCGGCAAAAGGGCGATAAATGGATGCAACATGGGAAGCCATTTAGAACTCGGTGCAAGATGGTAGCTAGTGAACTAGGGTTCGATCCGCTGGAATTGTAAAGTTTGATGCCTAGAAGTGCATGAAACTTTAATAAAAAATGTATCGTATATTAAACATTTATATAAGTTTTTGTATATTTTAAAACTACAAAAAGGCACCCCAAGACCTAAGCGCCAATAACAGATATGTTACGATGCCGCAAAAATAGATCAAGGTTGCGGCCATCTCTACCACCAGCAACGGCAAGTCATCCTCCATATACCCAGCTATTGACCAGAGCAATGACCCAATAAAGCCAACAAGGATATTAAGAGGGTAGATATTAAAGCTAGTAAGCGCAATCCCTACTAAGCATAGCGCGGTTCCATACCACTTTATTGTTTTCATTTTTCTTGTGCCTTTTTTAGTATTGAAACTAACATACTCACCAGCCATGTGGCTTGCAGTTCTATCAAAAGATTCATTTAGTTTCATTTTTCTTGTACCTTTCCAGGTATAAGTTTTCTTTTGCGCCATAGGCTTTTCTTATTCATTTGATCCTCTTGGCTATTTCGCGCTCGATGTACCATTTGGCCTTACGCAGATCCTCTATGGCATCGTGTTTTTCATCAGCACGCCAAATATACTTCATGGCGTTACCAAGGCAAAACCCCATATGCTCTGTAATCGCAATACACTCAACGCCGGATGAGTGGCTGGTGTAGTGCTTGGGGTGGTTGACCGCGTCATGCTGGGGGTTGTTAGGTTCAAAGTGACTCATCTTTTATTTTTCTTTCTCTCTGCTATTTCACGCTGGAGAATATGCCAGAACGGCGATTTAATAATCTTCATTCGCCCCACCGATCGCCAATACCATTCATTCGTGGGTTTGTAATATCATCCATCACGATATCGTCTTGCTCAAAGTCAGGATCAATCTCAACTAAGCCAGCAAACGGAATAGGCTCCTCGTAGCTGGCCCCAGAGTCAACGATTACTGTGGGCGTGTTTTGGGCTTTCTTGCGGTCATCGGTGGTAAATGTAGTCACATTGTTCTCCAAGTTGTAAGCGATATCGCTAAACCCCGATATTAATGACTACAAAATAAAAAGCAATAGCTATTGTTGTTTTTTAATCAACTTCTACATCTTGCACATCTGGTGGCCTGATATTGATGCCGATAACTGATGGCTTGTCTGACTCTTCTGGATTATCCAACAGGCCTGATGCTTTGGCCAGGAGGCGCAGTACGCCGACCTTGTCGTATAACTCCAACTCGACATTGCCATCTTTGTTTATCTTGATCGATTTAATGGCCTGTAGGGCGTGTTCTGGAATATCTTTGGATGCCTTGACCTGGATCTTGCCCTCTTCGTCCCATTCCATGATGTCTGTAATCTTCGTATTGGCCATACAGAGCAAAGAGTAGGCCACCGCCTCACGATTCTCTGTGATGGTGGCTGACCGCTCTAATCTTTTCTGTATAGACCGAATACCACCCCAGTTTTGTAGGGATGGGATCTGGGCAGATACCTTAGACTTTGGCCTAGTTGTAGCCATTAGAACGGCACATCATCCAAAGCGGCTGGCGTAGCGTAATTCTCTGGGCGGCCAATCGGTGCAGATGGCGCAAAAGAATTAAATGATGCCGGGGCATTGAGTTGTTGTTTCTCTTTCCCAATATATCCAGAAAAGTAGGCTCCCTTGGCTCCTTCTTTGTTATACATATTGAACCAATACTCGCGCCCGTCTGGCAACTTAATCGTGCCTGTCCAGTCTGCGTGTTCTTTCTCAGTCTTTTTGTTGTTTTTAAACAACTGAAAGTTGCCTACCTTTAATTCAAAAGGCTTATCGTATGCCATGGTTTATCCCTATCTATGGTTGTTGGTTGAAATCACTAATTGCTTGTACTACGGACGCAGACTCAGACATCTTCTCCGACTCCACTATTAACGCATGAATAACGGATTGTAGGGTAAACCCCTGTCTTAGCAACCCCAGTACTACGCTATGCAATTCTTTCTGCAACTTTACTTGGTCATTCATGTAAACCTCCTCTTTTGAAAATACCTGGGAAAAATTGAGTGGTACACCCCCGACCTAGTGGCTGACCGGGGGGGAGGGTATGCCGCCTTGCTGGAATCGACCCCTGGCGCTATGTGCGAGACCATCGTGCTTTCTGCGTAATACACCACCCCTGTACCCCCGTTGCAATTCCATACGACC